TTTATGGTATAATAGGATAAACGAAATTATACCGTAAAGGAGCGGGTGAAAATGCAGGAAGCATGGCAAGTTATCAAAGGGTTTGAAGATTATGAAATCAGCAGTACCGGACAGGTAAAGAGCCATAAGCACGGCAGAGCAGTTGTGCTAAAGCCCAGAATAACGCATGATGGGTACGTCTGGTATTCTCTGTGCAAAAACGGAAAGGGCTATACGAAACGGGCTAACCGGCTCGTTGCGGAGGCGTTTATTCCAAATCCGGACGGTAAACCAACTGTCAACCACATTGACGGGAATAAGCTGAACAATTCAGCCGATAACTTGGAGTGGGCAACCAGAGAAGAGCAGATGCAGCACGCTTATGCGAATGGCCTTAAAAAGCCTGTCCGTGGCCCGTTGCAAGGGAACCATGTTCTTAATGAGGATGAAGTAAGAGAGATCCGAAAGGTCTACAAAGGGCATGACAAACAGTGCGGAATGCTCGCCCTTGCAAAGCGGTATGGCGTGAGTCCATCTGTTATAGACAAGGTTGTCCGGCGAAAAAGCTATACAAATGTCGAATAGTAATGTGCAACGACTATCGAAAGTTAGGGCGTGAAGAAACGCACGTCTGAGAACGAGTAGAGTAAGCCCCGAGCGGGGTTGAAAAAGTGGGGCATACAGAACCGGTAACAGGGACTGTGTGCATGATATAGTCTGAACACCGCAGTAATGCGGTGAGCGCATACGGAAGCGGTATGCGCGCAACAAAATTGTGAAGAATTGGACGAGTTCGCCGGAGAGGAAGAGATCCGATCGGTGCAGCAGTCCGTCATGCGTGGCGGCCCTAAGTTTGTGGTGTTCAAATCCTTCAACCCGCCTATCAGCAAGTCCAACTGGGCCAATCAGTATGTGATGACCCCACGACGGGGAGCCTTGCGGCACAAGTCCTGTTACACCGATGTGCCGCAGGATTGGCTGGGGGAACAGTTTTTTGACGACGCAGAGGAGCTAAAGCAGACAAACCCCAGAGCCTTTGAGCATGAGTATCTGGGCAATGCCGTGGGCACCGGTGGAGAGGTGTTCGACAATCTGGAGATTCGTCAAATCACGGATGAGGAGATTTCTCACTTTGACAACATTTACATGGGCATTGACTGGGGCTGGTACCCCGATCCCTTCCACTGGGGCAAGATGCACTATGACAGCACCCGGCGCACGCTCTATATCTATGACGAGTTCCGGGCCAACAAGATGAGCAATGCGGAGACGTGGAACAGTCTGGTGGTTAAGAAAGGGGTTACCGGCTCTGACCTGATTACGGCGGATTCCGCGGAGCCGAAGTCCGTTGCGGACTACCGGGAATATGGGGCCATGTGCCGCGGAGCGGTGAAGGGCCCCGACAGTGTGCGGTACGGCATGAAGTGGCTCCAATCCCTGCGGGCCATCGTCATTGACCCGGTACGGTGCCCCAACACCGCCCGGGAATTTACCCACTATGAGTATGAGCGCACCCAAAATGATGAGGTGATCAGTTCCTTCCCGGATGCCAACAACCACAGTATCGACATGGTTCGGTACGCTATGGAGCGGGTGTACAAGCGAAAGGGACAATAACATATTATTCTTCGGGCACGGCGAACGCCGTGCTTTTTTCATGCCCGAAAAGAGGTGATAACAGCGGATGAACGCTTTTTTGAGAGTTCGCAGATTCATTGAGGAGGTGATCCGGAGGTTGATACCCTACAAAAACATTGAACAGGTGGAGCGGATTGAAACACCGATTTCCACGGAAATGACCACGGCTTTGGATACTTGGTATCAGCTGTACTTAAATAAAGCGGAATGGCTCCAGGCTCCCGGTGTGAAGTCCATGAACCTGCCCGCTTTTGTCAGCTCAGAGATCGCCCGTCAAATCGTGCTGGAGATGAAATGCTCCATCACCGGCAAGGGGAAGGACGGCGCAGGCCACACCCAGACGGGGGACGTGGTGATGAATCCCCGAGCGGAGTTTCTGGCGGCGGAGCTTGAGAAGCTGCTGGAGGTGCTGCGGGTAAAGCTGGAGCAGGGATGCGCCGCAGGCGGCATGGTGGTAAAGCCCTACCCCAACACCGCAGACGGCCACATCTATTTTGATTGGACAATGGACTGGGCCTTATACCCCCTGGCCTTTGACGACGACGGTAATCTGGCGGATGTGGTGATCCCCGACTCCTTCACCGAGGGCAAGACGGTTTACACCCGGCTGGAGAGACATACCGTCGTAGGCCGGGATGTGAGGGTTACCCAGCGGGCTTTTCAATCTAACAACGTCCATTCCCTGGGCACAGAGATTGCCCTGTCCGATGTGCCGCGATGGGCAAGCCTCCAGCCGGAGGTGGTGGTGAAGGACACAGACGGCCCCCTGTTCGGGTGGTACAAAGTGGCCTCTGCCAACAACATCGACGTGGACTCCCCGCTGGGAGCCTCCGTGTATGCCAAAGCGGTGGGCGTGATCCGGGAGGCAGATCTGCAATACTCCCGGCTGCTCTGGGAGTTTGAAGGCTCTGAACTGGCCATTGATGTAGACCCCACCGTGCTGCGGCCAAAGGTCACAAAGGTGGAGGGCCGCACCGTCACTGAGATGCCCAAACTCAACGAGCGGCTGTTCCGGGCGGTGGATCTGGGTGAGGATGCCACCTACAAGGTTTTCGCCCCGCAGATCCGTGATGCCAGCCTCCTCAATGGCCTCAATCAGCTTTTGATTCGGGTGGAGGATCTGTGCGGCCTGTCCCGTGGAACCCTGTCAGATGCCAATGTGGACGCTCGCACCGCCACGGAACTGCGGATCGTGAAGCAGCGTTCCTACGCCACCATCGCGGACAATCAGCGGGCCTTGGAGGGATGCCTTAGGAGTGTGATCCGGGCCATGGACAAGTACGCCACCATGTATCACTTGGCACCGGAAGGGGAATATGAAGTCTCCTTTGACTGGGACGATTCCATCGTCACCGACTCCCAGCAGCAGATGAACGAAATGCTACTGCTCTACAATGCTCAGATCATCTCCAAGCAGGAGTTCCGGGAGTGGTACTTTAAGGAGACCGCCGCCCAGGCCAAGGCCGCCATCGCCGCCCAGCAGCAGGAGCGAATGGAGAGCCTGGAGGGGCTTCTACCCGACCTGGATCAAGGGATCCCGGCCCCGTAAGGAGGAGTGAGCCGTGGGAAGTACGCCTAAGCCACCCACCATAGAGGAGCAGATCAACCGGCTGATGGAGAAGTTTGATGAGGTCAACACTTTTTACATCGAAACGGTAGCCCATCAGATCCGTACAATCGGAGAACTGAACCAGAGCAGTGTCAACCGCCTGGTGATCATGGCAGAGATGAACGCCAATATGGCAGAGATTACGGCCAAACTGGCCCAGGCATTGCAGCTGGGGACAAAAGAACTGTATCAGATCTACCAGAACGCCCTGGAGGAGGTTTACACCGATAAACGCTTCGCCCGGGCACTGGATAACACCCCACTGTCCCAGGAGGCAAAAGGGCGACTGACCCAATACGCCCGCTCGGTGAGTTTGCAGACCGCCCACACCATGCGGAATCTATCCAACACCACCGCCTCCTCCGACCAATATCGCCAACTGATGGACAAAGCCATTCTGGCCGTCAGTTCCGGGCTGGGAGACTATCAGTCCGTCACCCGTGAGGCTGTCCAGCAACTGGGCTACAACGGGATGCAGGTTGTGTATGAAAGCGGCTATCATCGGCGGCTGGACACCGCCCTGCGGCAAAACATCATCGACGGGGCAAACCAGATTGCCCAGCACGGATCGGATCTGATGGGGGAGGAGTTAGGGTTTGACGCCTATGAGATCTCCGCCCACGCCCGAAGTGCCCCCGACCATGAGCCGGTGCAGGGTCACGTTTTCTCCAAGGCTGAGTTTGCAAAGATGCAAGCCGGGCAGGATTGTTGGGACGTGGACGGCAACCATTATGCCGGGTTCCGCCGTCCCATCGGGGAGTGGAACTGTATGCACTTGGCTATGAGTTTTTCCACACAGTATTCCGTCCGGCGGTACAAAGATGACCAACTCCGTGGGTGGGCAGAGGACAATGCCCGGGGATGCGAGATCGGCAGAAAACATTACACTACCTATGAGGCTACCCAGCTGATGCGGAAGCTGGAAACACAGATCCGGCGGGAAAAGGATGTGGCCAATGCCGCAAGGGCTGCCGGAGACGACAAGCTGCGGGAAGAGTGCCAGCGGAAAATCAACACACTCTCTCAGACTTATACCCAGGTTTCCAAGGCCGCCGGAATCACCCCGCGCAGAGAGCGGATGCGGGTGAATGGATTCCAACCGGTGAAGTTAAAAACATGATGCAGAATGCCGCAGAGATGCGGCTTTTTACATATCCTTGTCCCAAAACATGACGTAAAACTGTTTTAAATACCCACCAATCAGGCAAGAAAAAGCCGTAAAAAATCGTAGAAAGGCAGGTAATCAGAATGCAGCGAAAGATTTTAGAGGACTTGGGACTGTCCAAAGAGGCCATTGATCAGATCATGGCAGAGAATGGCCACGACGTGGAGAACGCCCGAAAGAGTGAGCAGGATCGGTTTGCCACGGAGCGAACCACCCTCGCCGATCGAGCCACTGAGCTCCAGAGCCAATTGGATCAGAGAGCCGCAGACCTAAAGCAGGTGCAGGAGCAGCTTACCGCCGCTCAGGCCGATGCAGGCCAGTTATCTCAGCTGACGGGTCAGCTTTCCGCCTTACAGGCCAAGTATGACACCGAGCGTCAGGAGTGGGAACAGCGGCAACAGCAGCAGGCCTATGAATTCGCCGTGAAAACCGCCACCGGCGCGCTGAAGTTTTCCAGCGCAGCAGCAAAACGTGACTTTGAGCGCGGTGCCATCGACAAGGCATTGAAGATGGAGGGTGACAAGATCCTGGGCTTTGACGACTATGTGAAGGCCTACCAGGAGGCAGACCCCGGAGCCTTTGTACAGCCTGCGCCCAATGAGCCTGCGCCCACTATTGTGCTACCTAAGGGCAATCCTACAGGCCCCGAACCCGGTGCATTCGGCTTCCAGTTCCACGGAGTTCGCCCGGCTCCCACGGAATAAACCAAAAGGGCAAATCATTAAAACAGAAGGAGAATGAAAATAATGGCAGGAATGAACTATGCAGCGCAATATTCCCGCGAACTGGCACAGGCTTACCCCTATGTGCTGAACTTCGGTGCGCTCTATGCCACCCCCAACAATGGCCGCTATCGCATGGGTGAGGACGGCAAGACCGTTTACATCCCCCGCATTTCCACCTCCGGCCGGGTGGACTCCGACCGGGACACCATCGCCCTGGCCACCCGAAACTATGACAACGCCTGGGAGCCCAAGACCCTGTCCCATCAGCGGAAGTGGTCTACCCTGGTGCATCCCAAGGACATTGACCAGACCAACCAGGCCGCATCTATCGCCAACATCACCCAAGTGTACAACGAGGAGCAGAAGTTCCCCGAGATGGACGCCTACCTGATCTCCCAGCTGTACAAGCTGTGGACTTCCACCGACCCCAATGACGCAGAAAAGGAGGCCATGACCCCCGATACCACCGCACTGACCGTGGAGAATGTGCTTTCTGTGTTTGACACCCTGATGGAGAACATGGATGAGGCACGGGTTCCCGCAAATGGCCGTATCCTCTACGTCACTTCCCAGGTGCGTAAGCTGCTGAAGGAGGCCGACGGCATCGCCCGGAACTTCGACACCCAGGGCGGCAATGGTACCGTGAACCGTAGCATCTCCCGCCTGGATGAGGTGGAAATCGTCTCTGTGCCCTCCACCCTAATGAAGACCTCCTATGACTTCACCAAAGGTTGGGCAGTGGCAGCGGATGCCAAGCAGATCAATATGTTCCTGGTGCACCCCACCGCCATTATCGCCCCTGTGTCCTATGAGTTCGCTCAGCTGGATGCGCCCACCGCCGTGACCGAGGGCAAGTATATCTACTTCGAGGAGTCCTATGAGGACGCATTCATCCTCAATAAGAAGCAGGATGCCATCCAGTTTAACGTAGCCGCGGGGGAATAACCGCCGGTAGCAGCAGCGGTCAGAAGGCTCGCAGCCTCAGCAAGGAGAGCGAGAAGAGCCAGCTGACCGGGCTTGCTATCGGCGCACTGACCCTGGAACCGGCCTTTGATCCGAGTGTGACCGGCTACACCGCCACCACCGCCAACAACACCAATAAGGTCACCGCCACCGCCGGAGAGGACGCCATCATCCTCCTAGAGGTGAACGGTACCCTGCTGGACAACGGCACCAGTGCCACATGGGCCGCCGGAGAAAATGTGCTGACCGTTACGGTAACCGAGGACGGAAAAGCCGCCACGGAGTACACCGTGACCGTCACCAAGTCGTAAGAGGGGAGGAACCCAAATGGCATATCTCTCCTACGAAGCATACACAGAGTACGGCGGCACCTTGGCCCAGAGTGAATTTACTCTGGCCGAATTTCGCGCGGAGAAGCGGATCGACTACCTCACCGACAGCCGCGTGAAGGGGATGGAACAAGTTCCGGAGGCGGTGAAGCTGTGCGTCCTGGCCATCATCGGCATGGAGTCCGTGGTGGGCACAGAGGCACAGGTGAGCCAACCGGTGGTCACATCCTACAACACCGACGGCTACTCGGAGAGCTACGGCAAGGCCCTGGGCGCAGCGGAGGCTGAACAGGCCCTAAATCGCACCGTGAAAAGCTATCTCAGCGGTGAGGTGGATGACTACGGCGTTCCGTTGCTCTACCGTGGGCTGAATGCACCCCAGTATTTCCGCCCGGAGGGAGAAGAGAGGTGACAAGATGCAGCTGTGCAATGAGACGATAACGGTATTCAACGCAAGGCTGGACGCAGAAACCGGCTTTGATGTATACAGTCCAACCGTGATTAACGGCGTATCCTGGCACTGCGAACTTGCATCTACTGTGGACTCCTCCGGACTGAAAGCTGCCAACAAGTTTACCATCCGTATTCCGGCAGACGCGGATTGCTCCGGCAAGGCGTTTGCACCCCCACCGGAATACACGGGACTTGAGGCATCGGGCTACTTCACGTTGCGCAGCGGCGACATTGTGGTAAAGGGGGCCGTGACAGGCTCCCTCCGTCCCGCTGAGCTGCTGAAGCAGTACGAAGGCTGCACCATCTTGGGGGTCTCGGACAATCGCCGGGGCCGCTCACCACACTGGAAGGTGGTGGGGTCTTAATGGCAGCTGTGATCCACGCAAAT